CAGTTGACCGGCGAGAGTTACTACATTCAGCTGGGCCAGCAGGACCGGTTCGGATGGAACGAGCCGGAAGGCAAGGTATACCAGATTGCGGCGGACAACCTGACGCGGCTGAAGGACGAAATCTATCGCGTGTCGTACCTGATGCAGCAAGCCGGGGATAGCAAAGGAGCGAATCAATCGGGCCTCAGCAAGCAATGGGACTTCAGCGTCACGCAGGAGATTCTGTGCGCTTATGGAGACCTGATGAAGGACTCGATGCGGAACGTCCTGAAGGCGATTGCCGCGGCACGGCAGGACGGCATGACGATTGGGGTATCGGGGCTCGACGAGTTCGACATTGCGGATTTCAGCACGGAAGCGAACGATGCGCAAAGCGTTATGAATCTGGGTATCGAGTCGCCGACACTGAAGCGGCAGGTTTTCAAGCGGGTCGCGCTGAAGTACCTGTGCGACGTACGCCAGGACATTAAGAACCGGATCGCGGATGAAATCGATGCGTCGATTTTGAATACGGGCGGCCCGGGCAGCACGGTTTAAGGGGAGGAAGCGGATATGGAAGGACCAATCGACGTACAGACGATCGTGGAACAGGCGATTGACGAATACATGCGGAAGGACAGCGCCCGGCGCGAGCCTGCGTATAAGACGGAACTGCAGGAAGAACGCCGCCGGCGCGAGCAACTCGAGAAGCGCATGAACGAGTTGGTGGAAGAGAACAAGCGCAGCCACGCGATGGCGGAGGAAACGCAGCGGAATGCCACCATCCGCACGGAACTGCAGAAGCTCGGCGTGATGAAAATCGACCTGGCTTACAAGGCGATACAGGATGGGATCGTGCGTAACGAAGACGGGCGTCTGGTGGCGCGCGGTGAGAATGGCGATCAACCGGTCGCCGAGTTTCTGGCGAGCTTTGTTCAGGAGAATCCAGAGTTCCTGCCGGCGAGAATCGCGGGAGGATCGGGAATGACGGGGTCGCAGAAGGCCGCGCCGGAGAACACCGGCGGAATGGATCTGGACAAAATCGGCCCGTCGATGAGCAAGGAAGATCTGGAACGGGTGCGGCGGGAAATTCTGCGGATTACGTCGCAAACGTTGCGGGGAGTTTAAGCGCCGCTTCCGGGTGAACGCGGCCACGGCCGTCTAAATCCGGGGCGCCGAGCCTCCAACCCGGCGGTGTCGGCCGAAAACCCCATATCCGCGTACACGAAGAGTTGCCAAAGAAAGAGGACCGGAAACGGTCCTCTTTTTCTTTGGGACGAAGAAAGACAAAAGGGAGAAAGATGCCATCAATTACATCAGCAAACGTTGCGAACGCGATCGTGAAGCTAGTGGCGGCGGATGCGCTGCCGGCACTGGTGGGGAACCTGATTCTGGGGAACCTCGTGAATCGCGACTATGAACCGGTTTTGGCGCAGGCCGGCGACACGGTGAACATTCCGATCGCGCCTCAGCTTGTAGCCAACAACCTGGTGGAGAGCTTCACCGTGACACCGCAGAACCCCAGTCTCGGGAACGCGCAGATCGTGCTCAACACGCACGCCGAAGCGACGTTCCTGATTCCGGACGTAACGCGCGTGCTCGCGGTCCCGGATCTGTTGAAGGTCTACATGGGACCGGCGGTGATCGCCATCGCCGAAAAGATCGAAAGCGATCTGATGAACCTGTATGCAGGTTTTACGGCGAACGCGCCTCTCGGCACGGCCGCTACGCCGGTGACCGAAGCGATTCTCGACCAGGCGGAAACCTCTCTGTTCGTGGCCAAGGTACCGGCCAGCGAACCGAAGTTCCTGGTGGTCGACAGCAACACTTATTCGGCCATGCGCCAGATTCCGCGGTTCAGCGAATTTCATAACTGCGGAGAGGCCGGCCTGCGGGCTATCGTCGATGGCACGATCGGAAAGATCAAGGACTTCTTTGTCCTCCGTTCGCAGTATGTGCAGAAGACCAGCAATTCGGCGACTCCGCCCGTGGTTAACACTCATAACCTGGCATTCGTGAAGGATGCCATCGGGCTGGTGATTCGCCGGCTGCCGCAGCCTCTTCCGGGTACCGGCGCCATCGCCGAATACGCCGAGTTGGGCAACTTCGGCATGCGCGTCACCATGAGCTATCAACCGAACACTCTGTCTCAGCAGTTTACGGTGGATGTGCTTTACGGCTGCGCCGTGCTGCGGAACGAGTTCGCGGTTCAGGTAAACAGCTAGTCTCGGCAACTCAGGGCAGATCGCGTCCGCAAGGCCGCCGGTCTGCCCATTTTTATTCGGCATTGAAACACAAAGGGGAACTTATGGACTTACGGGCTTACTACCAGAAAATTAAGGACACGGAGGCGCTGCTGACAGGGGAATCCCTGGTCGTGGTCAGTGCCGAGACTTCCGAAGGCGGGAAAGAGGGAGTGCGGACGGAGGTGCCGCGGAGGATTGCCGCGAAGCTGCTCGCCGAAGGGCGCGCCCGAGTGGCCACTGAAGACGAAGCTCTGGAGTTTCATCTGGCGAACTACGAAGCCAGGGAGAAATTCGATCGGGAAGAAGCGGCGAGGCGCGTGCAGGTAATGGTGATTCCCTCGCAGGATCTCAGGAAGCCGAAGGAGCGTAACTGAGATGGCGCTCTTCGTCGATGGGCCTTCCCCGACTATTGACGGTCTGATCGATCAGGACTCGGGTCTGCTGGATGTCGCGGAGACCTGCGGGATCAACCTCACTACCAAGCTTCGGCTGGGTAATGAGGAGATCGCGACCGATCTGGAGCTTTGGTTGGATCGTCCCCGGCGTCCGCTCGAAATGGTGTGGGGGCCGCTATTCCGCATTGAGCAGATCGTGGTTACTCCGCCGCTGAAGCAATGGGAGACCATGCACGCGCTGGCTCTGTTCTACAGAGACGCGTACTTCAGCCAGTTAGCCGATCGGTATCAGGCCAAGTGGGACGAATACGCGAGACTCGCGCGGGCCGCGTATGAGAATTTTCTGCCGAGCGGAATGGGACTGGTGCACGATCCGGTGAGGCGCGCGGTTCCACCGCTGCTGGGCACCTTGGCGGGGCCGCAGACGGGCGGAACGTTTTACGCAAGCGTTGCGTGGGTGAATGCGGCGGGGCAGGAGGGTGCGGCGTCGGCGGCATCATCAATCGCCGTTCCGGATGGGCATCTGATGACGGTCTCAGCCGCGGGCGTGGCCGCCAATGCGGTGGGCTTCAATGTTTATGCCGGTGCGGCGCTCAGCGACCTGATACGGCAGAATGACGTGCTGCTGCCGACGAGTGCGACGTTCACGTACGTGCCCGGTGAAGTTACACGAGGGGCATTGCCGGGAACAGGCCAGAAGCCCGATTTTATGCGGCCCATGGCGCGGACGCTGCTCCGAGGTTGAGAAAAACAGAAAGGATAAATAATGGCCGGAACGACAGGGATGTTGACGGCGACCGTGGTGTCGATGCTCTCCTCGACAGCTACAGGCGCCAATGTGCGGGTGGTGGCGATCGAGCAAGCGGATCCGACGCTCAGTGCGGTGGGAATCCGTTCTATCGTGGCGCTGAACGCAAGCGTCGAGATCGGCGAAAAAACGGGGCACGCGCTGTACCCGGCGTTGCTGGTTTATTGCGACAAGCTGTCGAACTCGCTCACGGAGAAGTTCCGGCAGTTCTCGGGGAGGGCGCATCTGGTGGTGGAGGTGCGGTATTCGCAGGACCGTTTGGACGGCCTCGAAACCAATACGCAGGTTTATGTGGACGCGGTGTGCGCCATGCTTGACGATTCCCGCGGGGATTGGGGAAGCGGCGCTTTCTATACGGGTGGTTACGAAGTGAGTTTCGAACCGATCGCACGCGGCGGCAAGAATTTCCTGCAGCGGGCAAAGGTGGGATTCGACGTGGAGGTCAGTAAGTAAACAATGGCATATATTTCATCGAACGCAAACAGATGGTATTGCGCGCAGGAAAGCGCGTATGGCCAGATCGCGGCGATCACCGCGTCTAACCGGATACCGGCGGTCAGCATGACCGCTCAATTGCAACGGGCAAAGAGCCAGCGCAAAGACAAGACAGGGAGCCGCACATGGCTCGGATTGCCGCAGGGCGTGCGCACCCAGGTAAGTTACGACATGAAGTCGTATATGCGCGACTGGCCCGACATGACGGTCCTGCCGCCCCATGATCCGCTGTTCCAGGCGGCATTGGGCGCACCCGGCGTGTTGTGGCCGGGGGGCACGCCGAATACCGGCACGCAGGTGTCGAGCGTGGTGTTTACCACGCCGCACGGATTGGCGCCGGGACAAGCGCTGACGAGCGCCGGCGAGATTCGCTTCGTAGCGGCAGTGGCGGATCCACTCACAGTGGTTTTGAATGCCCCGTTTTCGACGGCGCCCGTGCCCGGCGTTCCGCTGGGGTCTACCGCGACATACAGTCTGGCGGAGGGCCTGCCCAGTAACACGCTGTTCGATTATTGGGATCCATCGACGGCGGTGCAGCGGGTGCTGACCGGCGCGGTAGTGGATCATATGAGCATCGCGCTGAACGGCGACTTCCACGAATTCGAGTTCAAAGGGATGGCGCAGGACATCGTGGACAGCGTCTCGTTCATCTCGGGGCAAGGCGGAGCGGTTACATTTCCGCCGGAGCCGACGGTGGCGGGATACAGCTACTCGCCGGTCCCAGGGAACCTCGGAGAAGTCTGGCTCGGCGTGATACCGAATCAATTCCTAACCGTATCGGCGGCCTCGATCGAGATCACAAACAACGTAAACCTGCGGACGAAAGAGTTCGGATCTTCGCTGCCGCAGGGGATCGCGCCCGGTACCCGGGAAGTTTCGGTGACGCTCGAACTTTTCAGCATGGACGATGCCGCGACGGAAGGTCTCTACCAGGCAGCGCGGCAGCAGTTGCCCATGGGCGTGATGTTCCAACTGGGGCAGGTTGGCGGACAGTTGATGGGTATCTATCTTCCCAGCGTGGTGCCGGTAGTGCCGGAGTTCGACGACGCGGAAACACGGCTGAAGTGGCGTTTCGAGGACGTGCGGGCGCAGGGCACGGACGACGACGAGATTGTGGTGGCGTTCGGATAAATATCATGACAGCCTGGCAAAGCAGTAGAATCGTTCGATCCGAGGCCATGCCCGGCGTGGAGTTTGTGATTGCCCGCATGACATTCGGGCGGCGCATGGAGCTGTTGAAACGAGTGCGCGATCTGGCAACTCGCCTGGAGTATTTCGAGGCGGGCCGCGAGGAAAAGAATCGCCTTGAGGCCAGTTTGCTGGGCGCTCAGCTGGATCGGCTGTATATCGATTGGGGCCTCGAAGAGATTCGCGGCCTCGAACTGGATGGCGAAGCGGCCACGCCTTTGTCGCTGATGGAACGGGGTCCCGAAGATGTGTTCAAGGAAGCCTTGGCGGCGGTAAAGGCCGAATGCGGATTGAGCGAGCAAGAAAGAAAAAACTGATTGTCGCGTTCCATTACCAACTGGCGAACGCAGGGTTTGCCGGCCGGGCCGGGTGGGATTGCGAGAGTTGTCGACGAAACGGCCTGGAAGTGAAACGGCGCTGCGGGTTTCTGCCGGAGGAACAACGCGGCGAACCGCGGACCGTGTGGGGACGCCGGCAGGTGCAGTCGCAGGAGTGTCCAAAATCTTTCGTCACGGGCGACAGCATGGCTCTGCTTGAGGAGTATTTTGTGCGCCGCCGGCTGGGAATCCCGGACTCGATCGACACGGAAGCGCGCAAGACGGATGCGTTTTTGATATTGCGGGACCAAATGGAGGGGGAGGAACGAAATGGCAGACAGCAGCCTTGAGGAAGTAATTAATACGATTGCGCCCACGCGGCGCGGGGGTATTCCTAATCCGCCGGCGATCGGTGTGCGCGTGTCGAGCGACGATGGCGACCTTTCGGCAGCTCTTTCGCAGGCGGGTGAGCAAATCTCCCAGTTGCAATCGGCTTATCAGCAGCAGGCGGATCTGATCACGGCGAATACGCAGGCGGTCGAGAGCAATACCTCGTCGAAGGGTGGCTCCGTGGGGAGCACGGTGGGAGGGGTGGCGTCCAGTCTTCTGGGCGGTGGGCTGGGGCTGCTCTCCCCGTTGATTTCGGGGATCGAGAGTCTGTTCGGCGGCAGTTCGACGCCTTCGCCGTTGCCGGTTTATACGCCCCCGCCGCCCGTAGACATCACCGGCGTTCTGCAGGCTGTTCCGAGTTCTGCGCAGGTTTCCGGGGCAAGCACGAGTCCGGCATCTGCTTCCACACAGGGTGCGGCCACCAGCGCGACGGCGGGTCAGACGGCCGCCGGCAGCAGTACAAGCCAGGCTAACAGCGCGCCGCAGATCACGGTCAATGTGAACGCCATGGACAGCCAGTCGTTCATGGATCGCAGTACGGACATCGCCAACGCCGTCCGCGAGGCGATGCTGAACATGCATCCGATCAACGATGTGGTGGCGAGTCTCTAAAAAGGAATAACGAACAATGGCATTTCCAACTTTGAAAACCGGGGCAGTGGCGCAATATCCGCTGAATCGCGGGCTGCGCTTCCAGACGCAGGCGGTGCGTTTCATGGACGGCAGTCTGCAGCGCTACCGGATTTACGGCACAAATCTGCGCCAGTGGGTGGTGAAACTGGACCTGCTCGATGAACAGGAACTGGGCGCGCTGATCGCGTTCGTCGAGCAGCAGGGCGGTGCGACGTTTGCGTTCACAGATCCATTGACAGGCGATAACGTCGCCAACTGCATGATCTCCGGCCAGGCCTTTGCAGCCGGCATGACCGATGAAATGAATGCGCAGGCGACGGTGTCGATTGAGGAGGTTCAATGAGCTTCTATCCGCAGATCGGGCCTGGCACCATCACGCAATTTCCCATTGGCCGGACGCGGAAATGGCGGGTGATTACCAGCGTTCTGGAAAGCGGCGAACAGATCGTGCTGCCGGATGCGGCCGCCGGCCAGATCGAATGGGGCCTTTCTTATGTCGATCTCAGCGATGCGGAAACGGCGCTCGTCAGCGGCCTTTTCACGGCTTCCCAGGGAGGGTTCGCCTCCTTCACCTTT